TCCGTCCTCTTCATGAGGCTATCTTCGGGATTTTAGAGAAAATTCCTTCAGATAGTACTTTTGATCAGGATCGGGGAGTTGCGGTCGGTACACAGATGCTTCAGAAGAGCAGTTTTGCTGCTTCTTATGATTTATCTGCTGCTACCGATCGGCTACCTGTAGTAATACAGGAGTTACTGGTTGATCATCTCTACCCTGGTTGTGGGCAGCTCTGGTTAGAGCTGCTCGTTGGGCGAGCTTACCGGGTTCCAATGTCTCTCCGTCGCTTAGGTATGAAAATACCTGAGGCCCTCCACTATAGTGTTGGGCAGCCGATGGGAGCATTGTCATCCTGAGGTATGCTAGCCCTGACGCACCATTTTATTGTGCAAATGGCGGCCCGAAGGGCGGGGTGAGTGATGTGATTCCCATTATATCAGATATTGGGTGATGACATTGTTATTTTTAATAGCAAGGTTGCACGTCAGTATCTGCTTATAATGGAAGACCTCGGAGTTGAGATTAATTTAGTCAAATCAGTAGTATCGAAAGATTCTTTTGAATTTGCTAAACGTTTCATCTCTCGAGGTGTGAATCTTTCACCTGTTTCTTTCCGGGAATTAGATGTGGCATCTTCTAGCCTAGAGGCTATGATTATGCTATTGTCTAAATTCCAGGGGGAACAGGTGCGAATCGCATCATTCGCTAGATTCCGTGGTTATGGTTATAGAACACTGTCAGCTTTGAGTAAACCGTTGGCTATTATGCCTCGGCACTTAAAGTTATTGATAGTATTCTTGTCCATGCCAGGAATCTCCTCTGTTTCCTTTACTTCGTGGGTCGACTGGTTTTCTATGACGTCTCTTAATAGAGGTGCCTTAGTTAACCTTCAATCTCTTAGAGATATCATGGTGCGGTGATGAGAGGCTGCACTGCCATGGAAACATGGTAGTGTAGATACTCTCACCCCCCGTGGTATCTGAGATAGGGTCGGCCTTGAGAAGTTAAAGGATTGGCGTGTGGAGATGCTCGAGTCAAGTCTCCAGAGTATCATGTGGCCTCAGCAGTTAGAGTATATGGAAGCTCATAAGCTTTCTGACTCTATTGCTAGGCGCATTGATGCCTGTCGACCGGGAGTGGAACGCGAAGAACTTGAAAAGTTCTTTAGTGCGTTCATGGATTGGGATGCTGAGAATTCACTCACACCCATCCATGTTGAGGTCTTTGAACACAAAGACCCTAACACTATCCGGAAGAGAGTAGGCCGTTGGTTATCTTGATGACTAGCGGTCCCACATGCCTAAACAGACCACCCAGGGCGAGGTGATACTTTTTCTTACGTGAGTACACTGGATGATATCCAATGCTCGATCCGTGGCGGAGGCTAGCTAGATTTATTACCCACTTTCTTCTCAAGGAAAGTGGTATCTAAGCGACTCTGGATTAACATCCGGGGAGAGCCCTCTGAAGAGAGGGTAACCGACAGCGGTGAGAGTTTTATCCAGGCGAAAGCGTAGGGGCTTGTAT